TTTGCCATAATAATTGGAGAGCGCGTTGTCGCAGCTTCATTCGCCCCTGCGTGGGTACCAGTGTCTTCTATTTGTTACGCGGTTCGAATAACAACCATTCCGCGCCGAGCGTCGCTCAGCCCTCCCCATACCAGTCGTCATCGCTACCGCCGCTCGAGAAATCTGACTCGGCCCAGTCCGCGTAATCGCCGCCCTTGTGCGCCCGCTTACGCCGTCCACGCTTCTCACCCTGCACAAACTCCCGCTCGACCCCCCGCAGAGCGGGGGGGCGGTCAGGAGCCCAGAAGGTGAAGCCTGGCGGACGGCCAGCGTTTTGGCGCGTCGGGCGGTGCACGTACAGGTCCTCCGCCGAGCCTCTCTCCCTTGCGACCGGCACGACAGCTCTGCGTGCTTTGAGGGCCGCCAAGGCAACAGGCCGGCTGGTGCGCGGGCTGATGGACATCATCTCTGATGTGCTCGCCAGCTCGCCACCCTCCGACCATATGCTTGCCGGCCCTCTGCCCACGGCCTCCCGTAGTCCAACCAAACTCGGGTTCGCCACCGGACCGGCTGCGCTCTCCGCGATAGCCCAGCGTGCACGTTCGTTCACGCTGTCTTTGCCACCGCGGCTAGCCAGCACCGCGTCCAACAGACCGAGCGCCGCCGCACGCATGGCCTCATAAGCAGCCTCCGCCATAGGCGACGGCTCCCCAAAGGACAGCGTCAGCGACGCCAGACGAACGGCCTCGAACTCATCCAACTCCCCCGCACCCATATGCTCCAGGTTGGGGTAAACCAGTTGCGACAGGGTGCGCGGTAGATCAGTCATAACCTGCACTCTTCCACGCGCGTTGTACAGGTAATAACCGACGAACAGAAACGGGCGCCGGGTCAGGTACGCACGGACGGTGTCAACCGGCTCCACGTGCGCGTTTTCCATCCTGACCCTGAAACCCATCAGAGCGCCCTCCTCGGCCACTATACGGCGTACGTCTTCCACCGTCCTCGCACTCCGCGCTAGCACCCTCTCTATCATGACGTGCATCAACACATCGTTGACCTTCGACTGCAGGGGTGCCCCCGAGGGGCCCCCGTGGTGCCACTGCATCACCACAGACCCCATCGTCAACACGTTCCGCTGACGCATCAACGCGAACCACAGTTGCGCCGCAACTGGGTCCACCAGCGACAGCTGATCGCGAAATCCAATGTGGGCCTCCTGGGTGACAGTGTTGTGCTGGGTGAGGTCAAACGAGCTGCAGTCCAGATCGAACATCAACAGCCCGCCCTCCACCGGCACCGCCACCATCGAATCGTCTCCCATGTGCACAAACGCACGACCGTCCCGCGCTAGCTGCGCGTCCAGAGCCTCCACCAGCCGGTCCGCACCGCCGTGCACGTACGTCGCACCCGAGAACGA